TGCCTCTCCCACGCCCGAAGCAACGCCGGCTGGGAACTTGCCAGCTCCGCAGATGCCGGCTGGGATGGATGACCTCGTGAACCCTCCGAACCTGCCGTATATCCAGGGTCCAGGACTCCTTGGCTCCAACAACTGGCCGATGCTCGCGCGGCTCGCGGCCGGAGCACTCCCCTACGGCGTCGGTCCCGCCTTCAACCTTTCTCGCAGCCTCTACAACATTGCCGACCGAATCCGCTTCGGCAGCCCCAACCCTGCACGCGGCACCCCCGCCCAGGCACCCTCGGGCGGCCAGCCCAGCGACACCACGTATATGCCGAGGAACCTGGGCTACTTTGGCCAGAACCCGGGGGATAACCCAGAATTTGTCCGATGGGCGGCACCTGAAGGTGCGGGTCCGCTCTCCTCCAACCCGAACGAGCCTGGCTGGGTGGGCGGGACGCCGTTTGGGTCTAGGCTGAGCCCAGGTCAGTTTGGCCTGACGCTTCTTCCAGGTGCCCTTTCCAACATCGGTGCGGGTAGCGGTGGAAACCTCGGCAGTGCGTCCAACGCCATCGCCGCCCTCACCCTGCGGCACGCGCTGGCAAGCCCCGAGGCGGCTTCGCGGCTGGTGCAGTGGAACCTTTCGCAGGGGCAGCTCCCAGGGACGACCCCGGTGCCCTACGGGCAGCAAATGGCCAACTGGGCTTACTGGCAGCAGCACGGTCTTCCGAACCCAGCGGCCCTCATGGCGCGGCCGGCCTCATCGGGCACCGTCCTCGGTCACACCATCGGGCAAATCCATCCGCAGTGAAAACCGCACCCGTCACAGCTCCGCCAAGAGGCCGCCCCAAGGGGACGGGGAAACCGCTCCGCAAGAAGTCGGACATGAACGAATTGCTCGCCACCCCCGTGGGGTTCTGCGAGGGAGTCCTCGGGTTCCCGCAGCTTTACGGGTGGCAGTGCGACGCGCTCAGCCCGTTCATCCTCTCAACGGGTCCGGCGGCACGCATCGTCCAGGTGGCCTGCGTTTCCCCGAACGAGGGCGGTCGCAGCTCACTCATCATCGCCGGGCTCGTCGGGTGGTGGCTCGCAATGCACCGAGAGGGCAAGGTAGCGGGGACTACCGCCGACCAAAAGCAGCTTAGTGAGCAGATCATCCCCGCTCTTGACCGAATCGAGAAGAAGATGGGCTGGCACAGCGTTAAAAGTCCATATTACCGCCTTTCCACTCCAACCGGAGGCAGGGCGGTCTTCTTTACCACAGACGATGCAGGCAGGGTTGAAGGCTTCCAGAAGGGCAACGATGTCCATTCGCCCCTGCTGTGGATCGTGGACGAAGCCAAAAACGTTAAGGACGGCATCTTCGCCGGTGTAGACCGCTGCAGTTACAATGCGAAGCTGCTCGCTAGCTCTCCCGGCACCAAGCATGGCGTATTCTTCAAAGCATTTACGGAACACCGGGAGCAGTACGTCACGATCCAGGCGGGGCTGAAGGATTGCCCACATATCTCGAAAGACAAGGTGGAGCGAGTCATCGCCACCTACGGTATCGACCATCCGTTCACCCGAAGCTGCATCTTTGGAGAGTTTATGGATCAGGACGAACTCGACCAGTACATCCTCTCCGATACCGACCTTCGCAGGTGCCTCGATAATCCGCCGCCCTTCAAACCAGGGTTCGTTTTCGTCTTTTGTGATTTTGGTGGAGGCCATGACGACAATGTGATCGCCAAGAGGGACGGCAACAAGATCGAAATTGTCGCCTCATGGAAGGAGGCCAACAAGGAGGCGGCCGCAGGGCGCTTCATCCGCCACTTTGTGGAGATGAAGGTGCGATCCAACCAGATAGCGGGGGACGCGAGCGACAAGGAGATGCTCGATCTCCTCGCCGGCGGAGGGTGGCCAATCGGGCGCCAGAACTTCGGTCACCCGCTTCCGCACGACCCTACCTACAAGAGCTGGTCTGCCAAAGCGTGGATGGAAGGCGCTGCGTCCATCTCGCGGTGCGAGTGGATTCTCCCGCGGGACGACGGGCTTTTCGCGGAACTCACGACGCGCCAGAAGCGGCTGCATCCCTCGGGCAAGTGGCAGGCGGAGGAGAAGTACGAGATGCGCAAGCGCAACATCCCTTCGCCCAACAAGGCGGATGCCGTGCTCGGTGCGATGGCCGCCGTGGACTATTCGGTTTTTGAAAAGGTGGTGGACATGACGAGCTGGCGCCGCGAGGACGACCTTGCGCATCACCGGGTGCTTGAGGAAATGGGTGCCTCGGCCGGATGGAGGTAAAACATGGAAACGCCAACGACCTACTTTGAAAACTGCACGGAAATCCTGGACGCGCTGAAAGACCGCACGACGTGGGATATGCGCCAGGAGACGTGGTATAAGATGCGCCACACGGGCATTCGCCGGATCAGCCCGCCATACACAGGAGCCGCGGACCTCCATTTTCCGCTCATCGACTCGCTCATCGAGCGGATGAAGCCCTTTTACTACAAGCAGCTCTACGCCACCGACCAGTTCGCCGCCTTCGTTTCCCTCAAAACGCAGCCCTCGGACACCACCTCCGCCGTGGCGAGCTGGTTCGACTACCGCCTCAAGCAGAAGACCAATTTCGAGCGCAAAATCCTCACCTCGATTGACGCCATGCTCATGGCAGGTCGCGCCCCGATGAAGATTTACTGGGACTTTGCGCAGAAGAAGCTCTGCTTCTCCGCTGTTGCGCCCATTTACTTCATTCTTCCCTCCGACGTGGAAGACCTTCAGGACGCCCCGTGGTGCGTGCACGTGATGCTGATGAGCGTGGACGAATACAAGTCCAACCCGAATTTCCGACAGGATCAGGATTTCATCGACAAGATTCGCGGCAACACCACCGCCGAGACGGGCATTTACGGGGTTGGGACCCAATGGGACACGATCAAGCGCCGGGAGGGCATTACCTTTAGCAAAACCAACGACCAGGTCATTGTTTGGGAGGTCTACGGGCGCAGCGACGGCAAGGTCTACTTCGACACCTACTCTCCGCAGCAACTGGATACCCGGCAGTGGATCAGGGAGCGGCAGTTCCTGCCTTACGACCACAAAATGTTCCCGTTCGTGTCCTTCCGCGCCGAGATCAAGGACGAGGGCTGGTATTCGCCGCGCGGGATTCCCGAGATCGTGGCTTCTTTTGAGGATTCGATCACTCGTCAGTGGAATTTCAAGCACGACTACATGGATTACGTCAACAAACCCCTGTTTAAGAACACGCAGGGCATCGTGAACACCGGGAACGTCAATGTTTTACCGGGCACCAGCCTCCCGCAGGGCATTGAGCCCGTGGTGATGCCCTCTCCGCCCATTTCGTTTGACCAGGAGATGCAAATGACCCGTGCTTTGGCCGAATACCGAGTGGCGATCCCGGATTTGGGTGCCACCGAGCACCTGGCACCCACCCCGAGCGGAAAAGGTGCCGTCACAGCTACCCAGATTCAGGCCATTATCGGGCAAAGCGGTCTTTCCGACGATATGCGCTCCCGTGTCTTCCGAATGGACCTGGCCGACCTCTTCAGGATGTGCTGGTCGCTCTACAAGCAGTACGACAGTGAAAGCCTGATTTATGTCCTCAACGACGTGGTGGGCCAGGTGCCTCCTGATGCCCTCCAGGGCGAATACGAAATCCACCCCAATGGGTCCGCCGACTCGTGGAACAAGCCCGCTGCCATGCAGAAAGCGGTCGCCCGACTGCAACTCCTCGGGAGCAGCCCGTACTGGAAGCGCAACGAGCTGGAAAAGAACTTGGTGGAGATCGACGATCCCCGGCTCATCAAGCGGGCCTACCAGGACCCGGGTCTCGAGCAGCAAAACCAGATGGAGGAGCAGGCGGAGGAAATTTCCATCATGCTGCTTGGTTTCCCTGCCATCGTTCAGCCTTCCGACGACGACAAGTCGCACCTGCAGAGTTTGCAGGGCTACGTGGACGCCCAGCTGCAGCAGCAAAAGTCCATCGACCCGCAGACGGCGAACCTTTTCCTTCAACACATCGGGGGACATATGCAGGCCCTCAACCAGAAGAATGATCCAAACCTGAACGCGGTGCGGCAGCAAATCGCTCCGCTGGTCAATTACCTTCAGCAGATCGCCCAGATGGCTCAGCCCCAGCCTGGGAACGTCATCCAGGGACCCGGATCAGGTCAAATGCCGCAGCCGCAGCAGCCCCAGGAGCCTCCGTCAGCCACCGATCTTTCCAAGGTGCAGGTGGACCAGAGCCGGATGCAAAGCGACAGGGTGAAGGACGCAACTGCGGTGGCCAATGCGGTTGCCGCACTCATCAAGTCAGGTGTTAAGGTGACCACCCAGGATGTTAACAAGGTATTGACAGACATGAATCTGCCTCCCATAACTCCCTTTAATGAGCCAGCCGTGCCTCCCGAGCCTCCACCGGCGGTTGCAACACCCCAGGTCTCGCCATGAATAACTTTATTCGCAGGCTCCGGGCCGCCTGGTTCTTTTGGAAGCACTTTCCTCCGACCCAGATTCCCAGCAACTACTGGACGAACGAGAACGCCCGTGCGTTGAGCAACTTTCTCGTGTCCGACACCGGCATCAAGCTGCGTCACCAGTGGGTGGAAAAGGTGCACATGAGTGCCCAGCGGGCCATCATGGAGCAGGCGCACCCGGAATACATGGCCGGCGTGGCATGGGGAACCCGAGGGATGGTCGCTTTCGTGGACAGTCTTTTAGAACTTTCGCCCTCTCCGAGCGAATCGGAGACACTGACGGAACAACAAATAGAGGGGGAGTTCCGCAGCGTGAATAGATGACCCTCGAAAAGGTTAAATAGTGGAAACACTACAAGTAGACGCCGAAGAACAGGAGCTGCGCGACCTCGGTCGCCAGCAGGACCTCACCGAAGGTCGTCCTGTATCTCCGGAAGGCGCGACAAAGCCGGAAATACCCGCGCCGCCGGCAGAGGCACCGGAGCCGCCTCCTCCAAGCCCGGAAACGACACCACAAACCCCTGACTCGGAACCCGAGCCGACACCTCCCGCCGAGGAGCCGCAGCCGCAGGCTGCAGAGCTTCGTGAGCGTGACGAAAGAGGCAGGTTCAAGGCAGCAGAGGCAGCAGAGGCAGCACAGCAGGAAAACGGTCAGGCCCAGCACCCGGAGCCCCAGAGGAGCCCGTATGCCGAGGCCCGCGACCGGGAAGCAAGGGAAAGGGAACGCAAGGATCGCAGTTGGAGTGCCCTGCAGAGCGAAAAGGACGCTTTTCGTGAACAGCAGGCGCAATGGCAGGATCAGCGGCGCATGGAGCAGCTTCAGGCGCAGAGCCAGATGCCGCCGTTGCAAAAGGACGGCATCGACCTGCAGGGCTACCACAACGCGTATCTCGATTTCCGCCAGCGCGGAGATTACGAGAACGCCATGAAGAGCCTGGAGACGGTGCTCGAGCTGGAAGGCACGGGCAGGCAGTACGTCGCCCAGCAGCAGGAGGCCGCGCAGGAGCTTTCCTGGCGAAACGACATGGAAAGCGCGATCCAGCACGTTCCCGAGCTGATGGACCCGGACAGTCCCCTCACGCAGGAGACCGACCGGATCATCAGCGAACATCCCTACCTCTTCTACATCCCGCAGGGCTTCCACAAGGCCGTGGAAATCGCCATGCTGCTCCTTGGGGCCGGTTCGGACTCCGAGTTAAGGGAAGAAAACGAACAACTACGCGCCCAGATCGAGGAGTATCAATCCTCGTCACAACCCGCGAGGGGCGGTCCAGGAAAACCGCCAAAGGGTCCGCCGAGTCGTCAAGAAGACATGAGCAAGGACGAGGAGGAGGCCTACCTTCGTGACCTGACGAGGAGGGAAGACGCCATGATGGGGCGCTAACCTTTAAGAGGAGAAAAATCTAAATGCCATTACTTACGACCGGCTCATCCGGTATCGTGGGTCAATACCAGAAGTATTTCAACCGCCGGCTTCAACCGCACGCGGTTCAACTTCTGGTGATGGCTCAGTTCGGTCAAAAGGTGCCCTTTCCACGTGAACAGGGTGCCACGCAGATGAGGTTCACCAGAGGTGATGTCGCCAACGCTTCCAATGTCGGTCAAAGCGGTGAAGGTGTCGCAACGACAACGTTTAGGGACTACAACTACACGTTCATCGACGCCACGCTGCAGCAATACGACATGGCGGCGAAGATCAGCGATGTCCTCTCCTGGACGAACCTCTTCGACACGCTCAAAAACATGATCGGAGTCATGGGTGAAGACGTGGCGTTGCACGCAGACGGTATCATCCGCAACCAGGAGGTTGCGGACATTACTGGCGCTGGCAACAGGCGCTACGTCGGAGCCACTCAGACATTCGCCGGTCTCCAAGCCCTCACGCAAGCGCAGGGCGCGGTGACCATCAACGATATTCTGGACGCCATGACCCGGCTCACCATTACCCGAGCACCATACCTTAACGGCCAGTATTACGCGCTCTGCGGACCACAAGTCTGGCGGGACGTGCTTGCTGACCCCAAGGTCTTGCTCGCCGGCCAATACGGGACTTCCAAGAGTCTCATCACCGGCGAGGTGGGCAAATGGTATGACGTCAGCTTCGTCAAGAACACCAATCCGTTCATCGAGGACGGCACCGGCACGCAGGGCACCTATTCGGTGCCTGCTTCGGCGGCCAACGCGATCTACCGAACCTGGATTCTTGGCAGCAACGCCTTTGGCATCCCGCAGATGGGAGGCCAGAGTCCGTTTAATCCGAGCGTGATGATCTGCGACAAACCCGATAAGAGCGACCCAACGAACAAGTTTATCACCGTGGGACTTAAAACGTTCTGGTGCGTGGTAACACTCAACAACCAGTGGATCGTTTCACTGTCGAGCAAGTCTCAATACAGCGGATAATTCACATGAAACGGCGAGCACCCTCCCGCTTGCGAAAGAGCGGGAGGGCTCGCCCCAAACAAAAGGCACATACCAAACCCAAACCCATGCCAACAAAAAAGAAATCTCACGAGGGAGAAGCAGATGCACCGGCCGACACGCCTCCGCAGCGCCCCACGGGTGCTTCGGAGCACGCGGTCATCGCCCCAGAGGGCGTGACCGAGCCGACCAAGACGTATCAGGGCGACGGGGTAACACCCATTCCGCCCGGCGAAGGCCCTCCGGTGCCAAAGGTCGCGTCTTCGGACGCGGGAGAGATGTTCCAGGGGTTCTTCAACCTGACAGGCAAAACCTTTCACGGAAGAGAGATAACCGATCTGAGCACCTTCATCCCAACGCCGGTGACCAAGGAAGGCGTCTACAACGTATTCAGGTCTCATCACCCAGATGCGATTGAGGACGGCTTTACGTTCGAGGTGGCGACACCACCAGGAGCCCCGCCGCCGGCGGAGTAATCCAATGGCCGACGAATCCGTGCCCATGCCCGACGACGACCAGGATGAGCCCATCCAGCAGGGCGACGAGCTTCCGGTGAAGCTCGACACCCTCATGGTGGGCGGTGAACGCCCGAACGTGGGCGACCAGGTGGACGTGAAGGTGAGCGGCACAATCAGCCGCATCATCGACGACTGCGCCTACGTGTCGGTGGATCAAGCCAATGACAACGACATCGAAAAGCCGGTCGGAGACAATGAAGGCCAGGCGATAGCGAACCAGGCGAGGGAAATGGACATGGCTGGGACGCCGGTCGGCGACATCACCAGCGGCTCTGGAATCGGCTACTAGAAAGATGGTTGGAACATGGTTACCGCCTATAAGCTCGGCCCCAAAGGCAAGGTAATCAGACGCATCGTCTCGGGGAGAGCTGTCCATACTCCCCGAGGCGAACGCCGGCCGGACAGGCACTTCAGCCAGACGCTGTTGCGGAGCTACTACTCCCTAGAGTGCGAGCAGGGGTCACGATTTCGCAGTGGATACACCAAAAACCAGATAAAGGCGGTCCATGACCGTCGCTTGCAGTTATTCGACCAAACAGGAAGGCAGTTATGAACACAAGAGGATTCATCGAAGGCGGGGCGCCTGTGACGGCGTTTCCGCCAATGGAGGGAGCATCGGTCATGCAGCCGCGACAGAGGAACATCGGGTCGGCATTGTTTCGGCAGCGCGTGATGCGCGGCCGCCGAGGATACCGACTTGGCACGAGCCAAGTGAGCGGCAAGACCCAGGGAGGCCCGAGTTCCAAGAAACACGCGGTCTCGATGCCAGCTCCGGGTTACGCCAAGGGCACGAGCAACGTGCTTAGCGCAAAGCAGCGGCAGGCACTCCCGCGCAGCGATTTTGCCCTTCCGGGGCGCGGCACGGGCAAGAAAGGCGCGGGTCCGGGTAGCTATCCGATCCCGGATCGCCGCCATGCCGCCAACGCGCTGAGTAGGTCAAGCGGGAAACCCGTGGCAGCGCAGGTGCGCAGGAAGGTCTGCGCCAAATACCCCGATATGCCCAGCTGCGGATAGGAGGATACATGACATTACTGACCATCTTTTACTGGATACTGGTGCTGATCATTGTGATCGCAACGTTCGCACCGGCCACACAGCCCCACTGGGTGCTGGCAAGCAACGTCATCACGATCTTTTTGTTCGTGATAATCGGACTCAAGCTTCTCAAACCTGAATGGTAAAATGAAAAAACTACTGACCTTTTTGCTAAGCATCTACCTGGCGGGTGCTTGTCTTGCTGCCCAGGAGTATAGCGCCAACATTCCCTGGACGCGTGGCGGCACCCACCAGACCAGCAACACCACGTGGACGCCAGTGGCCAGCACCTGCGTGCTGAACGTGCTCGTTATGAACGTGAGCGCGATTGGCACCTCGTGGGTGATCACGGTGAAAACCAAGGAGTCCACGCCGCGGACGCTCTGGACGGGCACTGCCGCCCTCGGAACGGTGCCTATCTTTCAGGGCGCGGTCGGGATCGAGATGACGAACGGAATAGACGTTACGTTTTCCGGGACCGCAGGCACGGCTGATTTCTTCATTGTCTACCGATGAGCGACGTTCTTTCAGCTGAGACGTATGTTGACGGCCAGACGGTCAACGCCGCGCGGCTCAACAACATGATCAACGCTGCGCTGGCGCAGCCCGGAATCATCGGGGACAGGCCATCCGCCACACCGACCGGAGCCGATCAGCTACTTCTCCTTCAGTCAGGAGCCCTGAAACGGGCCACGGTCAGCGCGGTGGGCACGAGCGGGGGCATCGGGCTCACCTCGGTGGGTCTCTCGATGCCGTCAGACTTTGCCGTGGCCAATTCGCCCCTTGTCGCCAACGGCAGCCTCAACGTGACCCGCGTCGCCCAAAGTGGCAACAAGGTGATGGCGAGCGATCCGAGCGGCAACAGCAGCATACCGACCATGCGTGCACGTGACGTGCGCGACAGCCGTTATCCCACCGTGGTGATTGCTGCGGCCACCATTGACTGGAACCTTGCCACGCATTTCTTCCAGAACCTGACTGGCAACCACACCTTCACGTTCATCAACGCGGGGGACGGTCAGCGCATCTTGGTGGCTCTTACCAACAACGGCTGGACGGTGGCATGGCCGGCTAACGTCCGGTGGCAGGGCGGTGTTGTGCCTACTCCTTCAGCCACGGCCACGTCGATCTTTGAGTTCGCCAACATCAACGGGTTCTACTTCGGCTGGATGCTCTCAACCAACGCCTTCTAAATGTCATGCTTACCCTTGCACAAATGGCTTCCTTCATTACGGGGAAGATCGGACAGTTCGACGCCACCTCCATCGCGCTGTGCAAGCGGTATCTGGATGCCCGCTACCGCATCATCTGGGACGGCTACTTTTGGAGGGACAGCCAGCTCGCCTCGACCGTCACCCTAAACGCGGGCACCAACACGTTCACGAGCCCCATGGAGCGTGTCGTGACACTCCGTGGTCCCGACGGGCTCCTCGACCCTGTGGACGAAACCTTCCTGATCGAGACCGACCCCACGATGCTGGATGCGACCACGGTTGGCAAACCGCAGTATTACTCCGAGCTGACCCTGCCGCCGGCAGGTCCCGCCGCAGCCTCCTACAGCGTAAAGGTCTACCCGCAGGCGGACATCAACTACTCGATCTACGTCTTCGGGAAGCGTGCCTGCCCGGGGCTCATCGCCGACACCGATCTCTCGCTCCTCCGCAACTGCGACAATGCCATCATTGCCTATGCCATGGCGGATATGCTCGAGCGGCTCCGGCAATACGCGAAGGCTCAGGCCAAGTTCCAGGAAGCCGGGGCGCTCCTGGAGTCGGCCAAGGCGCTCGAGGTGCAGCAGGCGAACAAGCCGCGGCGCAACAAGAACCTCACGGTCGTAGGCAACTCGCTCCTGGAGATGACGGACGCGGTGTGCGCCATCTGCAACAGCTGGACGCCCGACATTCGGATTCTCGTAAAGGAGTTCCTGCGCCGGAACTACATCAGCCTTTACGACCTCAACCTCTGGCCTGAATCGACCGTGGTGGTTAAAATGCCGGTCACCTGCGAGCAGATGATCCTGCCGCATTACATCGACAGGGTGCTCGCCGTGCGCAGCCCCGACTCGCTAATGATGATGCCCACCGAGATACAGTGGCACTTCGCGGTGCAGCCGGAGGTCTTTGAATCCAATGGGACGCCGTATTATTACACAACGCTCACCCCGGTGGGCATCGGTGTGCTGCCCGCATCGAATCCAGAGGCTCTCTCAATAGCCTCTTCCAGCCCTCTGGACCGCCTGCAGCGCGTTTTTATTCGCGGGGAGAGTAACGGCACCGAGGTGACCGAAGAAGTGGTTTTAAACGACCCTGCAACG